CGGTCTCAAACGTCTTTACTAGTGTTGGGTGATTACTGATACGAATCAACTGCTCTACTTCTGATAGCTCTTGATAGATAGCTCGTTGCATATAAGACACATCAGCTATATCGCTTGTACCAATACCGCGTAAGGGCGATCTGTTAGCAGGTAGGAATACAGCAGGTATCTTGCCTAGTGTATTGTCGATAGTCTCTAGGTGCTGTTCTTCGTTGTTAGTAGCGCGCCAAGTCTCAATGGTGTCTTCACGCCATACTCGGTAGTAAACCTCAGTCTCAGTGTTGCTGATGCGGTCTACTGATTCCCTAACCTTTAAATAGACTAGCTTATGTCTGCCACTGGGGGTGCGCTCATACTTCCAGTCAAACACGTTCTCTGGCGTGATTAGAGTCATGTAAGGGCGAATCTCTTGGTCTAGTTCTTCTGCTCTTGTAGAGGCATTAGACTGAGGCTTATCAATCATTAACCATACATGACCATAAACGCTAGACCAAACCTGCGCCTGTCTCATAAACGCATTAAAAGAGCGACCATCAAGATCAGCATCTTTCATAAAGGGTGTTAGTGCGCTGTTGTTGGCTAGGCTGTTAAATGCTCTGGTTGGCGGTACGCGCCAAAGAAAACTAGAGTAGATATGAACAATGTTCTTACAGTGGTTGTCCATTGGGGTAAGGTCTAAACGTCTAGCATATTCGTCTTTGTCTTCTGAGATGTAGCTTGTTAGGTAGCCACCCTCTTTATAATCCTCTCCACCCATGTAGCTTCTGAGATAGAACGACCATCTGTGTTTGTAGTCTTCATAGACTGGGTGAGTGTTTTCAATTACGCTGTTTTCCATCAAGTCCACCTAGTAGGTTGCGGAGTGTTATATTCGGTTCTAATTGGGAACAAATACTCTACCAGATAGCCTAACGCATCATTCATGTGGTCAGTGCCATCTTTATTAGGAATACTCGTACCCTCTTTATAAGTCTGTCTTTCTAAACTCTTAATCGTTTGCTTGCACTTAGGGCTAACAAACAAATGCCGTTCACCATCACCTGACAGTAAACGACTATTAACCGCATTGATTCTATCCCTGACCAATGGGTGAGCTTTCTTCGCCTTAACGCTAAATCCTGCGTTTTGTAAGATCGACAAATCTGTCCGACCGCCTGCGCTTGTTTTGCGCTGTCTTGATGCAGGGTCAGGATAAATGATGCAGTGCCTATTAGGATACCTATCTTTTATCTCAGCAACCATCTCATCCGTGTTGCTCCCATACATTACGATCTCATCTATAGCCAGTAAGTCTTGTCCATGCCTCAAGCATATAACAGCACTCATTGGGTCAAGGTTGAAATCCATGCCAATGTGTAGTGTACCACCATTGTCCTCAATAGGCTCTACTGATAGTTCTCTACTAAAGGCATAATATATCAAACCAGAGTAAGTAACAAATTCAGCGCAGTATTCTTGGTTAAAAGTGCGCTCGTCTAGATCGTTTCTGGCTTGCTCAATTTCTTTCTCTGGTACGTTGCCGCCTTGCAGTGTTGTGTACTGGAATGAATCCCATCCCTCTGCACCATCTAAACCTGATGCCCATAGATCATAGAAATGGTTTCTGCCTTTAGGCGTACCAATAAACAGTGCATGACCTTGCCTATCCGATAGAGATGGTCTTAGAACCTCGTTCCATGCCTCTGGTCGCATATCTGCAAACTCATCTAGCACTACAAAGTCCAATGCCCTACCTCGTAGGTTGTTAGGCTTCTCTGCACCTTTAAGGCTAATAGTCGAGCCGTTAATCAACTTGATTGTTAACGCTGTCTCATTAGTCTTGGCTATATACTCTTCTGGGATTGTGTGTATAAGCATATCCCAAGCAATCTCTTTAGCCGCCCCATAGGTAGGAGCAACATACCAACAGTTTCTGTTAGCACCCCCAATAGCGGCTCTAAGTATCTCTCCTGTTGATAGGAAAGTCTTGCCGAATCGTCTACCTGCTACCACCGCCCTAAACCTAGAGGGTGAGCAAAATATCTCACTCTGAGGCTTTGTTAATTGCATCAGGGTGAACAGTTATGTTGATAGGTGGTATCTCTTTGACCGGTTCTATGTACTGCTCTCCCCAGTTTTCTCTGTCTCTTGTCTTTAGGTAGAAGATCATGGCAGTGTTATCACCATTGACTGCTTTCTCAAACAGCGCATTAGTGATCTGATTCATCCCTGCACTTCTTCCCCTTTTTATAGACTCTAGAAACTCAGGAAACTCTTTCTGTCGCTCGTAGATCGTTTGATCTGATACCCCTAAGCAATCAGCTATCTGAGATACAGTTAAGCCCCTAGAAGCCATTTCTGAGGCTCTAGCGCATATATCTGCATCTGGAATCCACTTGGGTCTTCCCATCTTACATATCTGCTCCGAACACCTGTCTGGTATTCATCTTGGGGTTCTTGATTATTATATCATGCTCTTGTGGGGGTAGTCCTTTGGTGCGGCAGTCGACCGCATCTTTCCAGAAGACTAATGCTGTTTTGATCTGATGCCCTGCACTAGGGTTCTCGATTAGGCTCTGGGTGATCTCGTCTAGCTTAGACAATAGATCAGTCCATCCGTTCTCTTTACAAGTGTTGATCTTGTTAGTTAGCTCTAGGCTCATCATAGTAGTTACCTCATTATTGGTTCTATCTATCGCCTATATACTATAACTAATGCTTTACAGTCAAGCAATTAATTTTCAGGGTGTTCGTCTTTTCTCATGTATCGGCCGCCTAAATCATCATAGGCAATGAATACTAGGGCGATAATCGCCAGTATAAGGATAGTTTTCATAGGGGGTCTCAGGTTGTTAAGGCGGGATTATATATAGGTCTTAGAACGCAATCTAATGCTTTTTAGCTATGGGGGTTATTACCTGAGTAGATGGTTCGTTTCGTAGCACCAGTGAACCAATCTGGCTAATCAGGCTAAAGGAATGCCCGCTACTAGGGGTTACACTATGAAGCTGTAATTACTGCGGCAACCATTACAAATGCCGCTAGTAGAATCTTTCCCCTGCTATGTCCGTATACTTCGACAGCTAACCATGCTTTTGCTTTAGCTTTATACGCCTCAAACTGCGCTTTTAATATCGCTTTATCTGCCATTTGGTTTACCTCTTTTATTGCTTTTTTAGTTTTTGTCATCTTGCTTCACCCTATCTATTCCAATTATCCCATCAAATCCCATTTCTGCAACCCAGTTTTCAAACTGTGTGCGCTCCTCTTTGTCGTGCGGTATCTCAAGAGGCGGGTATTCGTCTCTAAGTTCTTGCCATTTTTTTGCTATATCAGTCATTATGCGTTCCCACTTACTCGACAGCGATAGATGCCATGATCTTCTTCGCCTTGTATGTTTAGATGAGACAAGTCATTAAATATCTCATCCTCTATTGTGTGTTCTAGGTACAGGTAGATGCGATCTCTAAGGTCATCAGCAAAGTTACCCAAGTTAACAGTGCTGTCTAGGTGCGTTTCTAACGCCTCTGACCACCATAGGTCATCCTTATCATGCTCTACTGCATCCTCTGCCATAGCGATAAATAGGTTAGACACTATCTTGCTTGCTGATGGTGCTTTGCCAAACAGCATTTCTGTAGCTATCTTGCCTACGCCTCTGCTGAATGTTGCAGGATAGATATCCTCAAACCAAGTCTTATGGCTGTTCAGCCAAATGTATACTGCCTCGTCTTTAGCCTCATCAGGCAGATCAGATAACCTTGCATCTTCCTTGTTGAGAATGTCGTAGTGCTTATAAATAAACGCTTCATATTGTTCTAGCATGATGCACCTCGCAAGCAGTCTTGGTAGTCCATAGTTGATACGATTGCATACAAAGCAAATAAAGCTAACGCGCCTACAATGCCTTTGATGTTCTCGTTGAAATCGGTCTTGCGCTGTTCCTTGCGCTTAATATCCATGTAAGTTAATTGGTGTTCCATAGTATTGCCCCTTGATTAGTTGCCCCCTTTCGGGGGCGATTAGATTATTTAGATGGCTTTCCGTTAGCTACAAATTCATCCCAGTGATCTTCTGCCCACTCATATAGTGGAATATAGATAGTGTCTTCCCAAGCATCATCATCTCTGCAATCTTTCTCAATATAAACGGCTTTTTTAGCTTCTAGTGCGCCATAAGTACCTGCCGCTTCATGCTTGCTCCAACCTGCATCAATAAGAACGCTAACATCTGTCCAGATAAACTGATCGTATTCTAAATCCATTGGTCGACCACCACCCATTCCAGTAAGACATTCGTCAACTAAATGAAGTGCGGCAAGTTTTTCGTTTTGAGTAAATTCGTATTTCATGTGTGTATTCCTTATGTATTTGATTAATGTAGGTGTACTGTAAACCGATTAATATACATTGTCAACACTTTTATTAACTTTATTTTAATATTCGCCTATTCTGTACTCTTCATCCTTGATTTTTTCCTTTAATTCCCTCTGAAACTGGATGACTTCTTCTCGGTTAAACTTGGGTGATGCTCTCCAAGATAGCTTCTGCATCGCCCTGACTCGTCTTGCTCCGTACATATCTTCCATATAAATGCGGTATGCTTCCTGCGTTCTGGTTGTTTTCATACCATAGACATTACAGGCAGGGCACTGGGGGTGAATGTTCTCCTCGAATAACTTGAAGACTGTGTGCCTTCTGCTGTAGAAGTGACCGCCTTGCATCGCCTTATAGTGATCTACCTTGCCGCAGGTTACGCACTGGCAATAGCCATTATCGTCTGAGGCTTTGAGCCTGACGTATCTTTGCAATAGCTTGGCGGCTTTCTCTACCTCTTGGGCTACTGTTGCTTTTTTGCGCTTTGCCATTTAATGCTCAGTAGTCTTAACAAGTATAATGGGCTGTGAACCAACTCCCATATCACAATAAGAACAAACACCATAAGCCACAAGATCGCTAGAAGTCCACAACTCAAGCCCGCCACCACAAGTACTACAGAACTCTTTAGTAACTCTGATATCGTTGTCATCAGTTCCATCATCTTCACCCTCTGGGAATTTAATTACTCTGCTCATTTGACTGCATCCACGTTGATTTTTACTCTCGAATCTTCGCCATAGTCTTTATGATAAACAATCGCTGTCATCGACCTGTTCGCATTATATCCCGAATCGCTGTGCCATTGATCGGTAGAAGTCATGCTCGAAAAATGCTCGAAAATGAGAGTTCCTATCTCTTTAGACATTTGATGGTGTATGTGTCCCATGTGACAATATCTATGCTTACAGCGC